GATTTTCTTTGTATACTTCTTCAAGTTTAAAGGATGTTTCGCTAGTCATCTGATTGCTCCTGTTTTTCTAGCAGGCTCTTGAGTTCCTGTTCAATGAAAGTAATACCTTGAATATTACCAATGAGTTCTCGGTAGTGCTCCATGTTTTTGACATTACCGTACATCATCGATTCTGCAATAACCTGACGTCGATCTTGGATAATCCTTAAAATCGCTTCAGGTAATGAAATATTGGACATATTTATACAACTTTTGTAAGTTGCGCTTATCCTAGCATACGGGGACTTTGTAAAGCTAGCGGTTTATCTCAAAATGTGGCGCATCTATGAAGGGAACCTTTCCTTCTGCTCTTCGCAAGTCAATATAGTCTGTGTATGCTTCTTCGAAACTCTTTTCCCAATGACGTATGTCCGGAATGTGCCAAGCAGCTCCCCAGCGTATGGGCAGATCCAATTCTCTTGCGGCAAGCGCTACCGCTGTAGCAATTTCATCGTAAACAGACAGTTCCCACGAAACATTACCGTTCATGTAGGCAACTAGATCAACAGCTTCGCCGTCTATATGCTTACTTTTCAATGTTTTGCTTGCTCCTGTGGAGTATAGCTTTCTCTGTTCTTCTATTGTGCGCAGACCACAAGACACGCCAAAGTCGACTTCTGTTATTTCTATTGCGCGATGGACAACTTGAACCAGTGTTTCATTGACGCCTTTTAGTCTCTTTATAGATCCCTTCGATAAATAAAACGCCATGACACACCTATTTAGTTAAACCCCTAGATTTTTCATATGTCCTTAAACCACCCAGCCCAAGCATACCCATGAGAACAGTCATGAGGCTGTTCATATCAAAAGAAGGTAATTCAGGTACCGTTACTCCACTAATGGCAATTCCAAATAAAATGATGGGGCTTAATACAAAATGATAGGCTAAAGCTATACCGCAAACCCATCCGATAAACGGTCGCCATCCAGCGACAAAAGTCGATCTGTGCTGTGCTTCTGCTTGGTTGACACTAACTTGCGCCATATTTGCTTCATGCGCATGTTTTTCTGCCATGGTGGCAATTTCATGTGCCAATCGCGCTTTCTGGTCTTTATCTTCAATAAACTTATCTAAAAGACCTGATACGGGTCCTATTAATGCTTGTAACATGTTTTACTCCACTAATGGGTTTTCGTCAGCAGCAAGGCAACCGCTAACGCTTTCATGTCACGAATAGCCCTTATAACTTGTGCCCTTGATCGCTGCACCTGCTGCAATCTTGCTAAGTTTTTGTTTTGTTTGCTCGCCCGGGATTTTAACTTCCACGTTCTTTTTCATCATCTCAGGCTTAGGAGCCGCACCCGGCGTGTTTGTTACAATTTTAACCTTGCTTTTCATTATTTTCCTCGCTGTTTTAATAGCTCACGTTCCATACCAGCTTGAATTCTAGCGGCTGTTTGTCGTTCTTGACTAGCCAAACGGTCCTCAAACTGTGCCTGACGCTGCGCAATCTTCTGTTGCTCTAATTGTAACTTAGCCAGATCTAGTTGTGCATCCTTTTCTTGTGCCTGAGCATCAAGCTGGAGCTCTTGCTGTTTAAGCTGAACGACTGGGTCTGGACCTTGTCCCATAATCTGCTTATTGAGTTCTTTGAGCTGTTGCAGACCCTGCGCTACAAATTGAGCTGTCAACGCATCTAAAACTAGCTGCTGCTGATCCGGTGCGACCTGCTGCTGTGAGATAGCCTGCATCGCTTGTTCCTGTGCGCTGATCTGTACGTGCTCCATAACGTGCTTCTGTAGAGTCATTGCTAATGAAGGTATTTGCTGAACAATACCACTGGCCGCAAAAATTAAGTGCGCCATCATATGTGACATGTGATCTTGGCCTTCAAATGCTTGTAAAGTAACACCGTCTAAGGAGTCTATATTCTCTTGCGCAGGATCCTTTGGAACTATCTCTTCTTCCGGTAAACGCTTCAATATGCGATCTGAATCTCGTACACCCAGCGCCTGATACATATCGCTCAAAACCTCATGCATGTTATGCATCTCTGGAGCAGCCTGCGCCAACTGAAGTTTTGTTTGTGCCAGCGCGATACGCTGCGCTTGACTGAATACGTTCGGATTAGATACCGGAATAACGTCAACACGCTCGTCAAAATCCAAGGCCTTGATCGCTGCGTCTCGACCTTCAACAGCATACGGATATTCGTCTGGCAGGCTTTCATACATGACGCGTGACAAAAGCTTGAACTCGCACCGCATTGCGTAATGCATGCGTTTGTGAACAGCAGACATAACGCGTGAGCCCTGCTCGAGCATTGCAACCGTAGTGCCTACTGCAGCCTGTTGATTACCATCGCCCACCTTGAGATCTGTAATCGTGGCAAAGCGCTGACCCGCCTGAACAACAAATCCGAGTAACTGAAATAAAGTGCCGTCAGGACCCTTGAAAGGTAACGGCATCAAGCTGTCTTTTATCGCACCGCCCGGGGCGTCCACGTCCCTGAACTCACCCGGCTGTAACGGATCATCGTCATCCCGAATACGTAGACCACGTGCTTTGAAACCGGCCGGTAAATTAGATAACGTGCCCGCATCAATTAGCTGACGCAATGCCGCCGTCGCTGTTCGAGACAGTCCACCAATAGTGTGAATCAAGCCCAGCCCGTAAAAGCCAAAGCCCGGTAAGAATTTATAGTGAACAAAGTAATTTATCTTTTTCTTATCTTCGTCACCCTCGTAGTAATTTCGACGTATCGAAAGAACCTGACCGCTGTCTTGTGAAATGGTCACTACATAAGGTATTTTGATTCCTGTTGGGCATCCATCCGCGCCCATGTCTTCAAAACCTTCTAAATCCAAATCAACATGGCACTCTAATAAAGTGCAGTCATAGTCAACATTACTCGCATACATGCCGCTAATTTCTTGCTGAATCTGGTCAACATCATCTGTAATACCTTGTGACGAAGACATCGGTACATCACGATAGAATCCTGATACCTGCTTTTTGCGCAAGTCATTCATTGACATCGTGAACGTCTGCGTAATATTTGGACAGCTTTCTAAGTCACTGGTGTTGTAAGGAACGACTAGATTTTCCGCCGGCACAAAACAAGATACCGCACGCTTTTTCGTCTCATCATAATAAACTTTCTTGAAAGCACTACCCGCCAAAGGTAAATAAAACAACATCTGATCCATGTCTGGCGTGTATTCTTCCATCACGTCCGTAATGTAGTAATTCATGAACTCTTGAACACGCTGTGCCTGTTGCTGCTTCTCACGTGTTTCTTCACCAATTACCGCAGTTCTAACAGGACCGCTCGGAGGTAAAAGCTCATTAAATGCTTGTGCTTGGAATTGAGTTGCAGCCTCGGCTAATAGCGGGTGCGTCACGCCCGTCGCACCACGGAACGGCTCATTTCGCTCTTCGTAGTTCAAACCAAGAAGCTCTAAACCATCTGCATACGCGTCTTCCCACTCTTGGCGACCGGCCTTATTACTGTCGTATTCGGATAAGAGCTGACTAGCAATACTCGATAGTTCTGTTGAGGATATCTTTTCGGCAAGGTTACCGTAAAAATCCATCTCTTCTTCTTCTGGGGGTCCCAGCTCGATGATCACGGCGCCATCTTCCTGCTCCACCTCGATAGAAACCTCATTACCAAAGTCATCTGTAAACGACTTAGGCTCGAACGCTCCGGGTAGCTCCAACTCGACCTCCGCTGTCAGGACTTGCTCGTCTAGTTGCGATGGTATGCTTTTTTCTATTGCCATAATTTTATCCGATTAATTTGTAAACATATTCTGGGCCATTGAGGCTAATCCTGCAACACCGCCGTCTTTGAATTTTTCCGGAAACATATCTTGTTGTGCCGGTTTTCTTATCGTCCCTTTTTCAAGCCCTTCTTTAATTTTTTCTTCAAATTTTTCTGTAAGTGTCTTAACCTCGTAAGGTTTTTTATAATACTTGCCTTCTTTTTTCTTGAGTTCAGCTATGTAAGTATTATCGCCCTCGAGAAGAGCTAAGTCCTCTAGGTATTTATCTTCTAGTTGTTTTATTAGATCTCTGACAACCAATAAATCTCGATAGTTTGTCATATCTAGACCAAATGCGCCTTCTTCAGGGCGGCCTGTTGTTCTTTCTCTAAAAGGAAAGCCAATCGCCTCTCCTGCTCGAGTTTGAGTAAACGTTTCTTTAAGCTGCGAAACAGGCTGTTGCAAGCGAGCTTCTACTAAACGAGAATCTACCTCTCCCCCTAACGCCATATACAAAGATAAGGCTATGTCATTTCGCAACGTGCGTGGTAATTTTTTGAAAAAATTATCGCCAACGAACCTGCTAATTTGAAGGTTAACTGCCGATGGGTCTCCGCCGGGCGTCATGCCCTCTTTTTCCTGAATAATGTGCTCCGCCTCATGTACGAGGGTTCTCACTATCCGCATCAACGTCTTAGCTGGGGGTGATTCTTCTGAAGAAGCATGGTCGTTAATTACAATGTACCTTTCGTCTTTATCGCTGCCTAGGTAACTAGCGAAGCCATAGTAGCCTTGCTCAAGCATTGTTTTTTTATTTTCTCCCCGTAATATCGGTATGTTGGCAAGCTCTGGGTATTGTTTATATAGTTGAGGATAATCTAAGACTTCACTTAAACGAGGTGCCCCTAATCTAATGAGGTCCTCTTGTGTTTTTGCGATATTTGTAATTGTGGGTATCTTGTATGTATTTTTTAATTCCTTGAGCCTAGCGCGTAGATCTTCGGGCAATGCTTGTTTTTGATCATAGGTTAACCTTCCTTCAGCTCTCATTATGGTTTTATTTGATCCGGCTATTTTGTTGTGCTGAATATGAAATATCGTTTCTTCTTCGGACCCTTTTTTTGTCCGGAAAGGTGATTGTTGAACAAGTTTATAGTTGCCGGATTTAGTTTGCTGATAGATGTCCGGTATGATTTGTAGGTTTTCGGTTCTAAACGGAGTCTTTGCAAATTTTGACGGTATATAACCCGGACGAAAAGCGTCAGGAGGTAGTACGTCGCTTAACATTAATTTGGTATATTTAGTTAATAAATCAGGGTCTACTACTCTCCTTTCATTCCTGATAAATTTATACCCTAGATTGTCGTCAATGTTTAGAAATGTTCCATTGCTTTCACCCTGAAAGCTTGAAGTTGGTATTTCTATTTTATATTCACCGTCATCATCTTTTACCGCACGTACTCCAAGTTCTCTTTCTGTCTGAAGTGCAATGTCTAATGGCTCTAATCCCTGAGCCTCTAAGTCTTTAGCTCGGTCAACGGCAGGACCGCT